AATCCAATCTTTCAAGACCATGTCGCCGATTGGCTTTGGCGGTTCGGGTGTCGTGAACCATTCCTCCATGATCACCTTCCCAATCGCGTCCGCTGCCTTGGTTGACTCATCGGCAATCCTTGCCTTATCCGTTGACGTGTGAATGCTTCCATCCGATTCGAATTGAATTTCGGGCAATGACTCTACTGACTGAGTAGTTCTTGGAGTGTAGGTGTCCAACATCCACTTTTCCATGAACGTTGCCAACATGTTTGAGTTAAGTTCAAACGACTTGTCAGTCTCGCATAGTCCTTGGCATCGCTTGATTGCCCCATCAATCGTTGATCTGTCGCGGTCAATGAAGAATGCGGCAATCTCGCTGGTTACGTACTTCAGCGATACCAAGTGCCCACAAATCCGCATTCGGGTTTCGATGAATTCCGCATGTCGGTTCGCCGCGCAAATCGTTTCCCATGGACGGCCAAAGAACTGCGATTAGCCTTCCTTGATGTGGGCAATCGTGTCGGGCCTCAATCGCCTGGCAAGTTTGCCTTTGCGGAAATTGCGCCTGCAAATCTCTGCCATCTTGTCAAGTATTGATGCATTCAGGTTTTCCGACTCCATCATCATGTCCATCATCCGATTGAATTCAACGGGTGTGATGACCACGACGGGGCACGCTCTCCCCATTTGCATTTCAACAAAGAAGTCCCGACCGACCATCTTGATTTCTCTGATTGGTCTTCCCTTCTTTTGCTCAATTGGTTTTGCCTTGCTCATAGCAATACGATCTTTGAACGAACCTCATCATCAACGTTACGCCATCCTTGGAAGCCCTTCATCGGAATCGGGCGAATTGCAAACACGTCACCAAATCGCCAAGCGTACCGTCCTGCGTGATGCTCTGGCTTAATGAAGGTCTTGTCGCCTTCTCTGATTTCGGTGCAGTCGTGGAGCATGCCAATGCCGATTGCGCATCCATTCATGTAACCGTCGGGACCACTGACTTTCATTTGCAGAATGAGGGCTTGTTCGCCACCACACAACTCGATCAATTGCCGGTCGCTGTACGGTGCTGCTGTTGCGACAATCAACACAAGGCCGCGATAGTTGACGCGCTGCGTTCTTGTCTCGACTTTGTTCCATGGATTGAGCATGAGGGAGGCTAATGGTTGCTTCCAACATAGTGCCTTGATTGGCATTCCCTGCTGAATCATGTACTCAGTGTCTTGATTTGCGCATTTTGTGCACGACACGTTTGGTTCAGGTGTCTCGCTGCAATTGAGGTGGTGTTGCTTAATCATGGCTCAGGTGTGTACATTTTACTGATTGCTGCGAACGCTTCAGACAATTTGCCGAAAGCCTCTTTGACCTGCTCAATGCTTGCCCTTGCATCGAAGTATTCGCCGACGGGGATGGATACGAATTCCTTTGGAGACTCGACAATGTACGTCGGCTCTGGCAGGATTTCTGGCGTTGGGAGTTCGGGAACGTCAATACCAATGCGCTTCAAGATTGAATTCCATTCCATGTCGGATGTAAACTCAGTGACCTTGCCGCTTTCAACTCTCATTCGAAACATGAGTGCCTGCTGTTTACTGCCAATGCCTACCATATTTGCCAAATCAAACACGGCAATCTCTCCGACATGCATTGCATTGGCCTCAATCGCTGCAAGGGTTTTGCCAATGATTTTGATTCCAATCACTGCTTGCCTGTGTTGGTCCATCGATTCAATGTACTTCGCCAAGGCCAGCAGCATTTCCTGCGTTACCGTATTAGGTGTCGGCTGCTTAGGAATATCAACGGGAACCGATCCGGGATGGCAACCTTCCCAATTTGGTTCATTGTGCCTTCCATCCGTTTCATCTGCCATGAACCGTTCCCGCCATTCTTTTGGCCCACCGGAAAAAGAATACACTGTTTCCTTGTCGGCTCCAACATCTTTCATCGTGATCGCCTCAAACCGTTGCAGGATCGCTTCCGCAAGCCATGCACGACAATAATCGCCAATTGTTCCGTCTTGGTGGACGTGGAAAACCGTCGCCCGATCAATGAAAATGCGATAGTCGCCCGAATCGGTTCGGTACAAACTCACGCCCTGATCTTCCATCGGCCCCAACGCCTCGCATCGTTGCCACAAATTCATTTTACCTTCCATTGTCTCTATGTTCAAATTGTGAATTTCAATTCCGGTATCCCTCAAGCAAGAACGCCCCAACCACGGCCATGATCAACAACACCAACGGACCCCAATGCATCGTGGCAAACGTTGCGAATGCCATGATTGCAGCAAAGGTCAGCAAGACTATTTGCCCTGTGTATGCCCACTGTGAGGGCGTAAGATTTTTCAAGTACATCCGAAGTGTCTCAACTCGGGATCTTCGGCTATTGGAGGGGGTTTTGCGTTTCATTCTTTACTGTGTTGGGTGGGTAAGAATTCATCCATCGCTGTAAACGTTCCACGGGTCGTGAGTTCGTTGTAACATTTGAGGGTTGCGAGTACGTCGGTCAAGGCATCGTGCGCGCCTTCAAAGCCTACTCCGAACAAATGTCCGTGCAATTCCTGCAGGGAGGGCCACTTGTTGCCGTAGCGTCCCTGAATGGCGCAATAGTCCGTTGTTGATTTCATCGTGCACACACGGCGCATCTTTGGGCTTACAACGGGTTTGCGGCCAATGCGGACAAACTCGCATCCAAGTACCGGCCGGTCGAATGCAATGTTGTGCGCTACCAATACATCGCAGCCATTCAACCAAAATTCGAACGCCTCCAATGCTTCTTCAATCGTGGTGCCCTTCTCTACGCACATCGCGTCGGTGATGCCATGAATAGCGGTTGCTTCTGCCGGTATTGGGAAGGCTACGCCGTTCGGGGGCTTAATCAATGATTGCCACGTCGTCACCGTTCCATCGGGCATTTGCAGGGCCATTCCAAGCTGAACGACTTTCGGCCAATTGCGGGTATCTGTTACCGGAGCATTGAAGTCTTTTGCTTTGCCGGTCGTCTCGACGTCAAACACCAACACGACATCCATATTCACTTTGTTCTTGCTCATGTTATTGCCCACACGTGAACCACGTGCGGTTTTTTGGGTTGATAATCGCGACATCGGGCCGCATTTTGGATTTCAAAATGGTGTCGTTCCAAATAATGGGCTTGCCGCGCTCAAACACGACTTCATTGCCATGCATCAGAAACCATGCATTCGCTTTCATTCGCGTGTAGCTGAAAAACATGAAGTGCCGGGATTTGCTTGGATACAATGGCAGTTCATCGTAGGCCATGCCCATGACTGATTCAATCTCGGGAAGGCTGGTCCAGCGATATGCTTTGCCGTCAATGCTTGGTGGTTGTGATGTATTCACGTCTTTTTCCATGCCACAAATAACGATGCATTGCCGACTCCCTGCAAACGTTTTGGTCGGGTGGTTGTCATCCGTAGCCGAATGCACCGCGCCTGCCTATGCCGTCCCCTAGAATGCCTGCAAGCTCATCTACTTGCTCATCATGCTTCACTGACGGGAACGCCTCGCATTCGGCCACAAACGCCTCAATCCATGCGCCGCCGTACTTCATGTCATCATCGAAGGGGATGAACACCTTGCCGCCTTCAATCTGTGCGGTGATTGCATTGACGCGCTCAATCTTGGATCCGACGGGTGGGGTTGCTTCAATTACGTTGAGTCCTGGAATTCGCTTCAAAACCTGAACGATCGATTTGCCGCTTGCTTTCGGTTCGATCCAAATTCGGCTTTGCTTTGATCTACCAAGGGCTTCTGTGTAGGCTTGAGCATGTTTGATGAATTCTGGAAACTCTTTGTAGAATACGCTGCTGCCTAGAATGTAGGTGTTGCCGTTGATTTGTGTGAATGCCATGATGCCGCTCGGGTCATTTTCTGATTTCTCGGTATAGGCAGTGTCGGAGTAGAAGTTCACAACAAAGTTTGCAGGTAGGTCCGTATGACGGAAACGCTTGAACCACGCGCCTTTGATGATGTTGCCGCCCAGCTTTGCAGGTCTTTGGCTGTATTGGCCTGCATATTGCCGCGATCCAAGGCGGGTGCGCTGGTCTGCCAAGAAATCGGGATGGAATCGAACCGGAAACATCAATCCGTCCTTGTAGAATTCTGTGAGTCGTGCAGGCTTGATGTTCGTGTCCAACTCTGCCGGCAAACAAATGTGCTGCCATTTGGCTTCACCTTCACCATCCTTGGATAGCAGGTAGCCCGTCAGGTCTTTTTCGTGCAATCGCTGTTGAACAAGCAGGAAAGAACCGGAAACGGTGTCATTCAAACGGGTGCTCAGTGTGTTGTCGAAGAACTCAATCGTCTTTTGGCGGTCAATCTCTGACCTTGCGCCTTTGGGGTCTTGCGGGTCATCCATGATGATGATATCCGCTCCCTTGCCGATAACCGTACCGCCTGTCGAGACTGCCGTGCGCCGTCCCATCTTCGTGTTTTCGTAGTTGGACTTTTGGTTTTCATCGCCCTGCAGCTGATACCGGTCGCCCCAATGCCGTTTGTACCACGGCGATTCAATGATGCGCCTCGCTTTACTTGAATGCTCCAACGACAATGCAGCACTGTAAGAGGATGCAATGAATTTCAGGTGGGGAAAATGAATCCATGCCCACGGCACGATGCAAATGGTCGTGATGACTGACTTCATTGCCCGGGGTGGGATGTTGATGATGATGTTGCGCTTCTTTGGTTCGTGCCTGCCTACGCGCTCCACCATTGATTGAATCGTGTTGCATAGGTATTCCACGTGCCAATTGTCCACGTACTTCGTTTCAGGCTCCAATACGGCAAATGCCTGCTTGACAAATTCGTAATACGAATCAGTGGCAAGCCTTGCGTATGCCTGATCGATGATAACTTCCCGTGGTGTCATTCATCTGCTGTCAGTGCGTCGCTTTTCTTTGGAGGCTCAAGCCCAGCATTGGCAAGCAGGTTTTGTGCCTGCTCGTAACTGATGCGGGTTGCAAGGTTTTCGGTCGTCTCGACAATGTGTTCAGTGCGTTCAACGTAGCCGCGCGCTTTGCCCCTTGTCTTCAAAAAGAAAATCACGGCTGCATCGCTGCCTTGCTCCATTCGCTTTGTCAGCATGGATTCGGCAAAGTCGAGTGCAACGGATTCCAACTCGCTGACTTTCGATGCGTAGTCGGGGTCGGAAATGCACCACTTGCGGTGCGTCTCCCTTGAGATACCCACCATCTTTGCCGCTGGCGTGATGATGCCCAACGTTTTTTCCAATGCCTGCAACATTGCAGCCTTGAGTAACGGTGTGCTTTCGCGTGACGCGCTTGCGTCTTGGGGTTTAATCTTTTCCTTTGCCATGTCTCATTTATGCTTAAACCATTGAAGGTAAATTTGATGGGCTATTTGGGCTGTCATTACGGGAGGGACGGACATGCCGACTATATACTTCGGTTTGTTTTCTTGGAAGGTGTAGTCTATTGGGAAGGTGCCAGCCAACACGTGCTCATTATTGTTCAGTTTTCGCGCAACCGTTGGATGGTACATGTAGGAACCACCACCCTCTGAGCTGATAATTGTATTGCAAATTTGCATCCTAGTTAATTTGTGTGCACCAAACCATTGATCTTCGGGGTGCACAGACGCGAAGCTGTCTCCCTGTTTACACAAGGCCCACCACTTGAGTTGGTCAGGCGTTAGGTTTTCGGCAGTATCGCCAACATCCTCAATTTCCCCGAACACAATCCCCTTTTCATCGAACTTCAGAATAAGGTTTGGTAACTCCCCCATGCAATCTTTCCTCCTACCAATAAAGAAAACCCTTTCCCTCCTTTGTGGAACGCCCATAGTGCTTGCATCAAGGCAAAACACCTGTACAACGTATCCTGCCTCCGTCATCGTTTCGGCAATCTTTCTGGAATATGCCTTTGCATTGCCTTGGATTATACCCTTGACATTCTCCAAAATGAATACTTTGGGCCGTAGCTTCTTGATCGTCTCGCAGTACACGAAAACCAAGTCATCCAATGTCTGCTTTTCCTGACCCTCCCTGAAAACCTTCTCCTTTCCCCATGCAGATTCACGGCTCCCTGCCATTGAAAAGGTGCTGCAAGGTGGTGATCCATCCAAAATATCAAGGTTGTACAATTCGTCTGGCAAGCCTGTGCGCTCATTGAAAACCCGAATATCCTCGTTATACATGTACTTTGGGCTGTGATTGGCCACATATACCGACGCCATCTTTGGATCAATCTCAACGCCCCCTAAGTGGTCAAACCCTGCAAGTTTGTATCCCATAGTGGACCCGCCGCCACAAACGAACGTGCCAAATACCTTTAGCCCGTTTGGATCAATACCCTTTGCAGGATACCCATCTGAGAGATTCCACCTATACGGAAACTTATACATTGTTCAGTCCTAGTAGGGTTAGAAGTGCCTTTGGGTGATCTTCATCTATCGCATTGAGTTTTGACAAAACCTCTTTGTAGGTCTTTTCTGGAAACGATAGTTTGATTGTCATGTCTGTGCTGAACCCAAAAACAGCAACCTCCCTGTTGTTGTTTGTCTCTGGCTCTGGCAACTCAATGCCCCATTCTCCAACTACCTCAACACCCCATCCTTCACCAATCGCCGCCCAATCCCATTCACCAAACGAAACATTATCCTTGATGATGAATTCCTGTTGCTGTGCCTCAGTCAATTCATCCGCAACAATCACGGGAACTTCTTTCAATCCTGCCTCGATGCAAGCGGAAAGCCGCATATTGCCACCCAACACCATCATTTGAGCATTGACCACGATAGGACGTAGCTGCAACATTTCGGGGAACTCCATGATCGATTTAACGAGCTGCTTGAACTTGTGATCCTTGATCGTGCGCGGGTTTTTTGGGTTCCTTTTAATGTCGCCAATTTTCGCCAATACCCACTTGGCGGACGGTTGCCCACCTTCTGTCTTTGCCTTTGCCATACACTTGCCTCAATTAGTGTTGCCTCAACTCAATGGACACTGCCATTTCCACCAAAAAGCAAGCCCCGTAAAACGCTCATTTGGCGCTACGGGGCTGCTCCTTGTTGACGACTGACTACCTACTAAGCCTCCGTGTCGTTCGGGGCTTCTGTTCCCTCTGTGTTGCTTCCCTGCTCCGTGACTTCGTGCGTATCGGTTTCCGGTTCTTCGCTCGGTTGGGTGGGTGCCGTGGTGGTGTCCTCGGTGATTGGGGACTGTGTGCGGATTTCCTCCGTGTCCATCCAATCAAGTGCCACTCCTGCTGCTGCTTCGACTTTGTGACGCATTTGGCGCTTACTGA